AGGGCCTATAGCTCAGTTGGTTAGAGCAGCGGACTCATAATTCTAAATTCTCCTATAAAATTCGCAATTTCATACAATATTTCGCAATATCTTGCTTCTTAAATTATCCTCAAACACCTATATTTACAGCATATTGCAATATTTGACTCTCTATTGCGATCCTCGGAAATAGTTCTATCGTCTACAATGAGTCTACTTGTAGTCCTGATTTGTAGACTATAAGTAGACTTACTAAAATATAAAATCATATTCAAAAATAAAGCCCTCATTGAGGGCTTTTTTATTTACTTTACTTTTGCTCTTTAAGTGGATTCTCAGGCTCTTCATTGGGTTTTTTCTGAGGATCTGGATTCTGATAGGTTTTCTGATCTCCCTTGTCATCATTAGATTCTTTATGTGGATTAGATTCTTGTTTTTGCTCATTAGTCATATCAGTTCCATCTCTTTATGTGCTCTATAAAGTAATATGACGTGTAGAGCTGAGTATCAATTATAGATATGTAAAACTCACTGTTTTTAGGTTTAATACTGCAAATTCTTATGTGAGTACTGCGTTGACGATACTAAATTGTTTTGAAATCATTTTTATTCTTAGTTGGGTTATTATTTGAGCGATGATCATAAAGAATAAAAAGGGATAAGTCTATGTGCGCAAACTTCGAAGCGATCAGAAAGAATCGTGCATTTCTGTTAGATCTCCCCGAGCCTGATCAATTGGAGTTCCCTGAAGATATATTTCCGAACTATCCCTCGCCTTTGATCTTTTCCAATGGCGGCAAGATCGAATGGAGATCCGTTAATTTTGGGATGATTCCCAAGTGGGCAAAGGAAAAGAGCTTCGGCAAGTACACCTACAACGCCCGGACAGAGACTGTAGCTGAGAAGCCAAGTTTTAGAGAGGCTTGGCATAAGTCCCAGTTTGGACTAATACCTGTCGAAACCATCTTTGAGCCTAAATACATTGACGGGAAATCTCACTGGTATGGCATTGCTCGTGAGGATGGTATGCCCTTTACCGTTGCGGCTATATACGAGAATTCCGTCATCAATGGGGAGCAAATACGCTCAATGAGCATGCTTACCATCAATGCTGATAAACATCCTTTCATGAAGCAATTCCATAAGCCTACAGATGAGAAACGCTCGATCATCGTAATCCCTGATGAATACCGCGAAGAATGGTTAAATTGTAGTTTTAATGAGGCACATGAGTTCTTCTTTGAAATGCAGGATGAGTACTTCTCTGCACCTAAAGATTATTTTTTTCGAAGTAACGCATAGCCCTCGCGCTCCTCTACTACTACATAATCATTTCGTAGTTTTTTGAATAATTTTTTGGAAGCAACTACTCCGCCTGATGCAAGCATTAAACCTGAAATAGCCAAGGCTGTCGGTAAACCTACAATTGCAATAGCTGCAGGTGCAGCGAATCCCTTTACAGCAGCATCAGTCACTGTTCCTGGTCCTGGTACTAGGGATAATAATGTTGCAGTCATAGCAATCCCAATAATTCCAACGGCTAAATATAATGAAGCTTCACCAGTTGCCTTAAGTTTGACGGTTCTATCTGCCCAATTTCCTGTAATTTCTAATTCACTTACATTATTTTTCACAGCATCAGCAATATCTTTAGGATTATCTGCGGTTTTCATAAGTCTGTGTTTTCTTGTTAATAATTTTGAATTCTACTCTTTCTATTTAAGTTTGATCAAATATTTATTTTTATTGCCCTTTGATTATCCACAGCTTTTAAATTTGAAATTTAATTTGCTACCGACTATCCTAAAAAAAGAGTTAAGTTCCAAACACGCCTCGTAGCGTAGGAGTCAAACATGTCAAAGAAACTACCGATCTATTTCTCGGATGACGTCTGGTCATTCCTTCAAACGAGCATGAGCTAGGTTCTAAGTTTGATCTGAAAGAAATTTCAATCAAAACTCGCCTCGAGATTCCTTCTGCATTGGAACGATTTTCTGCTGGTCCTGCTTTTGGTACCAAAGACCATATCGACAAGTCGATCGACTTAAATGATTTTCTCATCTTCAATCCAATCTCCACTTTTATGGGGCGGGTTGATAGTGAGTCTATGCTTTATGCTGGCTTTGAAATTGATGATCCCTTTCTGGTCGATAAGAGCATTACTGCACAGCATAGAGATATCGTTTTAGCTCTCATTGATGAGCGTGAAATAACACTTAAGCGCTTAATGATGACCGCTAAAATGTCAAAACAAGAAATCAAAGAAATGTTTGGGGATGAAGACTATGAACTTCCCCCTATTTGGCTAAAAGCTGAGAACCCAGCTTACGAGCATATTATTCCTAAAGACAGTCAGTCTATCTCTATCCAAGGGGTTGTGACTTTCAACCTCAAGCAATTTTATAGACGCTCTACCAGCAAATAAGAAGTATAAGAAATGAAAGCTGAAAATCGTATATTCGCGTTAGTGGACGTGAATAACTGCTACGTCAGTTGTGAGCGTATTTTTAATCCTTCCCTCAATAATCGTCCGGTCATTGTTCTCTCGAGTAATGATGGTTGTGCCGTGGCACGCTCCCAAGAAGCCAAAGATATTGGTATTAAAATGGGTGTGCCAGTATTCCAGATTCAAGACATTATCAAGAAACATGACGTGCAGGTGTTCTCTAGCAACTTTGCTTTATATGGAGCCATGTCGCGTCGTTTTATGACATTACTGGGGATGTATGTTGCACCAGGAGAACAAGAGATTTATTCAGTCGATGAATGCTTTTTGGATCTCACCAGCTATGAGCACTTATTTAATTTAACTGACTATGCCCAAGACATTCGTAAGACCGCTTGGCAGTGGCTCACTTTACCCTGCTGCGTGGGCATTGGGCGCTCAAAGACCGAAGCAAAAATTGCCAACCACCTAGCCAAAAAGAATAAGTTTTTTAATGGGGTATGCAATCTGGTCGATATGGACCCTTGCTCAACTGAAGCCATGCTTGCCCAAGTCGACGTTGGTGAGGTTTGGGGTGTTGGTCGCCAGAACTGTAAAAAGCTCAATGCAATGAATATTCGTACCGTTTTGGATTTGGTTCAAGCGCATCCAGCAGAGATTAAAAAGCAGTTCAGTATTGTCATGGAAAAGACCGTACGAGAATTGAATGGGATCTCATGCATTGATTTGGAGAGTGATGCCCCAGCTAAAAAGCAAATCATCAGTAGCCAGTCTTATGGCCAACCAATTTACGACATTGAAAACATCAAATCCTCAGTGCGTTTATATGTGCAAAGAGCTGTCTCAAGACTTCGGGATGATATGTCCTTATGCAAGATGATTGGAGTGTTTATTCAAACTGGTCGCTTTGATAAGGCTGAGAAATACACACCTTACGTCATTATGCAGTTGCCTGAGCATACCGATGATGTTTTAGAGATTACCCGCATAGCGATGCAGGCCATTGATGAGATATTCAAACCCGGCTTTAAGTATAAAAAGGCGGGAATCATCCTGATGGAGATCATCCCGAAAGCGAAATTCTCCCCTGACCTATTTACCGATTATTCACTACAGATTAAGCGAGCCAAGCTCTCCGACGCGCTAGATCACATCACCCATAAGTATGGCAAGAATACGCTGTCGTTGGGTTTATGTGGGCGCAAAGAAGAACACTGGCAAATGAATCAAGAACGTAAATCCCCTAATTATTTAACCGAATGGAATGAACTCTTTAGAGTGAGATAAGACTATGCATTTATTTAAAATTTCTAATGAACAATTAGCACAAATTTTAATCCCTAAGCGTTTTGTACCACCAACACCAGAGGAATTCAAAGACAAGAATATGGTCTACGTCTTTGACAGTGAGGATAAGTTTGAACTGACTTATGATGAGTTGGTAGAGATTATTGGTAAGGCGAGACAGGCTGGACCTAGAATGATTCCAGTGCTTGGAACGGTGGGTGATTAAAGAGGCTAACATAGTCAATAAGTCTATTTATATTTCTTCTTAGAAAGTAATATGATTTCAATTAATTACTAGTAAGTACCTTTGACAAATGAGCATTTCTATTAAATCAAAATTATTATTTTTAAGCTGTTTTATCACCCTAACCGGTTGTGCAGCAAATTCAGGGATTGTGCCCATGGGTGGCAATACGTACATGGTCTCCCGTCAAGCAGCAACAGGCTTCACTGGTATGGGCACTCTTAAAGCTGAAGCTATGCGTGAAGCTTATTCAGAATGCAATAAATCTGGAAAAATGGTGAAAATTTTAGAAACAATTGATGCTAAGCCACCATTCATTTTAGGGAATTATCCTAAAACTGAAATTCGATTTAAATGTGTGGTGGAAGAATAAAGATTTACTTAGAGACTTGCGATCAGCCCATGTAAATTGCCGGATCGTAGCTGGTCGATGAGTAGAGGGATTGTTTAGCTGGGAAAGGATGTTGAGTATTTATTAAATTTTAGTTTTAATAATATTTGGCTATTTACTTTCACAACTATACAATACAAAATTAAAAAAATTCAAAGAGTTAAAAACATGATGTCAAGTGCAATCGCAGAATATAACTTTGGTCTTGAAGAAAACTCAAGCGAGACGGATGACTTGGAGTCAGCGCCAATTGCATATGAGGTTATTACCTATCCAGCAGACTTTACGCTAGAAGGCCTCGTTTCAAAGTATAAAAGAAAAACTTTGGTTATACCTGGTTTTCAACGTAGTTATGTATGGAACATAAAACAAGCTAGCAGATTAATTGAATCTTTTTTGCTTGGATTACCAGTCCCCTCTATTTTCTTATTTACTGATGACCAAAACAATGAGCAATTAGTTATTGATGGTCAACAAAGACTAATGAGTATTTATTACTTTATGGAGGGGTATTTTGGTGAACCAAATACACAAGGTAGAAGAACAGTATTTAAGCTGAGTGGACTTAATGAAAAAAGCCCTTATCACAATAAAACCTATAAAGATTTAGAGGAAACAGATTTAGCAGCATTTAACAAACTAAATGATAGTGTCTTACGTGCATTCATTATTAAACAAGTTACTCCTTATGGAAATACAAGTATTTATCATATTTTTGAAAGACTAAATACAGGCGGAACTCAATTAGTAGGTCAAGAAATTAGAAACTGCGTATATCATGGAAATTTTAACGACCTTCTATATGACCTAAACCAATATCCGAATTGGCGCAGAATATTCGGATTAGCATCACCACATAAAAGACAAAAAGATATTGAATTAATTTTGAGATTTTTCTCACTTTATGAAAATTTAGACCATTACTCTCGCCCAATTAAAGACTTTATGTCTAATTACATGGGTGAAAATCAACACATGGACCAGCAAAAAATTGATATGTTGTCAAAACTATTCAAAAACACTGTTGATTTAGTACTTAATTGTCTTGGCGAAAAACCATTTCACATTTGGTCGGGTTTTAATATCGCTGCTTTTGATGCTGTATTTACAATTACTGCTCGTCATCAATTGGATCATATTGATATAGAAAAATATAATAAAATGATTAGAGATAGTGAGTTTGTCAGGGGGGTAAGAGGGCCAACAGCTGATGAAACAGTTATTGATCTTAGAATGAAAAAAGTTGCCGAATACTTAGTGCCATGAAATTCTTAAACATCGTAAATGCTATAAATACAAGTGATTCATTTATACAATCCTTAGATCCAGGAGATATCACTCATAAAGAAATTGAATCTCATATAGTCTCTGGCCTAGTTATGCTAATAGTTTCAGAATATGAGGTTCATTTTGAGATGCTTTTTAATCAAAGAGCAAGTCGATGCGGGGATGGTTATGTTTGTAATTATATTAAAAAGGCGCTTAATAATAGCTTCCGAAGTCCGGATTTATCTAAAATTAATGAAACTTTGAAAAGGTTTGACACGACTTATTCACAACAGGTATTAAATTTTCAAGAAGACAATCCTCGGGTAAAAAATGCATGGGACACTATGATGAAAGCAAGGCATTACATAACACACAAACATGGGAATGCTCAAATTACATTTCTTGAATTGAAAACCTTATTCTCACAGACTCAGCATTTAATTACTGCTGTAGAGAATATCTTAGAAGCATAACCTTAAAAATCCACACGAAAGCCCTCGCATGAGGGTTTTTCAATTTTAAAATTACAACTAAATAAAGGTGAAAATTTATGAATCCTGAAAGGGTAATATTAAAGTTCTTTTAAGAATAGAGAATACTGTCACTTAAAATATAATATAATTAAACCATACGATTTAATGAAAATTAAATTTACTCAAAAATAGCTTGAAAAATGTACTTCTAAGGGAATATGAATGAGAAAAGCTCACGTCTTAACGCTATCACTTCTTTTAACAGGGTGCTCAACTGTTGGATATCAAACAGCACCTCACAATGGGAAGGTTTATTATATTCCTCCACAGTGTAAACAATACTCATATTCTTACAGCGACCCAGATACTCTATATTGTTTACATAATGGTATTTCAACAGGTCAAACAGTTGAACCAGCAGATAGTTCTCAAATTGAAAGCTACCGAATCCAACAAGAAAATAATCGCCAAGCATTAAATGATCTTAATGATAGTCTAAGAAATATGGCTCCCAAGACTACGAATACCAACTGTTATAATTATGGTTACACTGTAAATTGCAACTCAACAACTTACTAAGTTGAGCATCTATATATTTCTCAACTCACAAACTGCACACAAACAGTGACCTGAATTGTCAAAATTGAATGCGCTGTGCAGCCTGCTTTCAGGCTGCACAGCCTAATATTCTATTCTGGCCAAGCCCCACTCAATCGCTCGACATCAATTGAGTGGCCATCTGCTTTTTCTGCCATGCTTCGATATTCTGCTGTGCAAGCTTCGAGTAACTCACTGTTGGTAATGGTGTACTCAATGATGGTTTCTCGGGGAGCTGTGGACAGACGTTTGTTTGCTTCACCGAGTTGCTTTGACAACCCACTAGCAGCCAAGTCAGCACTACGAGCGGCAGCATTCGCATCTTGTATTTTTTTAATCGCATTTTGTTCTACCGCTTTATTCAAATCACCTGCCAGTGAATTGGAGTGCCATGTTTGAAAGAATCCATAGACCAAAAGCACAATAATTAAAGTCCAGCGTTTGTTATTCCAGATCAGTAAAAGTAATGGCATCAGAATTCCTCCACGTCAGGAAGGTCAACTGTTTGTCCAGCCAATCCATGATGGCAGTCAGATAAAAATTGAATTTTTCCATCTGTGACAAATGAATGACATTGACTAGGGTGACCTTGATTCACCATTAAGCTTGGGCTAAATGTTGGTTTTTCTAAATCGCCATTGAAATCCCAACGAATTTTATGTTTCTGGTCAACATGAAATGGGTGCAAGGTTTTACATCCTGGGCATTCAATAAAATAAATACCATTCGACTCAAGCAAGACATTGCTCACTTTCTTAAATTCACCCATTTACTGCGCTCCCATGCATCTTGAATGACGTTCAACCTGCCGAGTCCAAACGCCATAGCAATTGTTGGATCGAACCGAGCAATCACGTTTGGCTACGTACTTCCACTTGAGCAGTGAATCACAAGCCTGCTTATACTTCGCCGCTTTTAAATTACGAAGCATGGAAGATTGATTCCAATTCGCTTGACCGAAGTTATAAGTAAAGTCGAGATAAACGTCATACTCGACTTGAGATAACTTCACGCCCTGAAGAGACTTTCGAAATGGAATTTCATCTTTGGCAACATGAACTTTCGCCCACTCTTGTGCTGTTTTTCGCGTGATGGGTGGGTCATTCATTTTGATCACCTGTCCATTGGGTTTGACGGTTGAACCAATCCCCTGAGTGACAATCCCCCCAGTGTCTTTATAAGGCTTTGCCGAATAGCCTTCGTGTATTTCTAATGACGTAAAAAAAGCAGCCGAAGCTGCCAGTCCATACGCTAGGTATTTAGTTTTTGACATTACATTCCCCATTTAGTTTGCGCTTTTCCAAATCATGAATCTCTTGCTCACGCCGATCTTTTCGTTTTTGAAATTGGCGGTTGGAAAGGAAATTCATCAAGCTGATCAGCAAGCCAGCCAAACCAATTCCCACACCAATTAAAAACCCCCAATCCCATGTTGCTGCCCAAGACAGAAGCGTCACACCTGTGCCTGTATACGTTGTTACTTTCCCTGCAATTGCTGCTGAAGTTTCAGCTACTGCAGCTGTTGTCTCTGACATTTCGCCCCCTAATTTTTGGCAATAAAAAAGCACCTTTCGGTGCCATATACTTTTCTAAACTTAAACTTCGATTTGAATCACTTCACCCAATGGTGCGAGACGTTTAATCTCACCATCAGATACAAATACAGATGCTCCTAAGTTATAGCGGGTTGAACTGGTGACCAGGTTTAAGCCTGATCCTCCCACCACCAACACTTTGTAGTTAGGATGGTCCACGCTGGTAATGGTTCCTACAAATTCTGCAGCTGTAGGCAGTAAATCAATTAAACGCTGTAATGCATTACTCACGATTCACACGCTCCACTTTGACGGTTTGATTGACTACAGCATGACTGAACGAGACGCTGACACTATCTACAATGCCCCACCACTCTGTGTTAAAAGCAAGCACTTCTCCTGGCACACATTCACCCACTTCAGGCGAAATCGGCAAGGTGTAGGTGTGTGTTTCAATCATTCCCGCTTTTACAAGTTTAGCTTTACCATACGCCGCCATGCTGACATGGTTAAACAATGGATTATTTTCAGGTTGAAGTAAGGTATCCGCGCTGGTTCCAGTGCGTTTCACTTGAGCGACTAATGCCTTTCGATCATTGGTCAACGTGATGCCGTTGTAATCTGGATAGATCTGATAATCGGTCGATTGACTCACCACCGCAGACTCAGGCAATAAGCGATCATACTCAGCAATCGACAATACATCCCAAAAGGTCTTTTTATACAGCGGTTTAATGGTTAGGGTATTACTACCCTTTTCGCTATAGATAAACCCGCCACCGCTTTCAACCACCATCTTGATGGCGTCGATTGGTGCTAAGTTGGAATAATTTAAGCATTCACGCTCAACGATCCAGCCCAACGCATCAATCAACTGCCAATTCAGTACCGTATCGCTAAATACACGATCCAGCTCCGCCTGACACAACTGAACGGAGGTTCGATCATTCTCTTGTAAGAATGAGCGTAAAGGCGCAGTCGGTGCCGCAAGCAGTGCGGTTTGACTGCGACCAATTAAGGTATAGGTGTCTTGGACGAATTTACGAGAACGTCGACGGTTCTCAAGCAACATTTGATGCTCGGTACCATTCACTACAATTCTTAAAACTACAGGTTGACCATTAATCGGTTCAAGTTTGCTAATCTGGGATGCCGGTACAGTCAAAGTGTAGGACCAACACCAGCAGCTGCGATCAGTGCTGTAATTCCCGTCATAGACTTCAATCTCTACGCCATTATCTAGGCGCGTCACAGATAAATTGTTCAATATGTACCACCACTCACGATTTGGTATGCCAGGTATGCAATCATCTGCACCGAAGTTGAGTGCAACATTGTGCGAATCTACCTCATTGCAGAGGCATACAAAATTCAGATCACCTGTACCCTGATATTCAGGAATTTCAGGCTCTGGCCATGGTTCAATCGGATGCTTGCGATAATGGATAGATTTGGCTTTATCCCAAGGAATTTCGTCCTGCGTGACCAGCTCCAGTCCTTTATCCCAATCAAAGCTAAAACGCTTTTCAAAGACATGCGCGACTTGATGTGAAAACGAGATATTGCGCCGCTTTCGGATCATCTCCTGATGGACGAACTCACGATTAAATCGAAGTTTGATCGGCTCATCGAAATACAAATCACGCGTAATCCGAATCTTCAGATTTTCTTGCCAACGTACACTTTGGTTGCGACTGAGCTTCGCGCCCTGGTCAAATACTGCATGAATGGATTCAGATAACGTTCGTCCACGCTGAAAGCCAATGTCACTACCATGGTTGACCACCAATCCACAGTCGTAAAAAAAGGTGTCATTTGACACCCTTAAGACTGGTTTTGCCCATGGAATTTCGGTTGATCCAAGCCGGGTGATTGCACTTTCAAATACAGCACTGAACTTCAGCTCAACGCCCAGCTGATGATTGATATCAAATGAACCTGAGATTTGTAGGCCTAGATGACAGTTGATTGGAATTCTTACTTGTCCATGATTCACTGGGAGCGCATTAGTACCAGTGGCTCTAAACTTAAAAGCAGTTTTAACTTTTATCTGAGCAATCGAAAATGTAGTCTCGCCGCCAAAATTCAAAGTCACATTATGACTATCAACTAATCCCAACTCATTTTTAAAATTTAACTCAACATTGAGCGCATCGGGTGGTGTGTAGTTTGACATTGACCACCCCTATTCAGGTTCAATAAATATCGCATCAAGTTGTTGGGTTGACCCCAACACAACCTCGTAACTATCCAGCTGGATTTCAACCCCCATATCCAAGTCAATCACTGCTTGACCTGCTGCATTGTATAAGCGTGCCCAAGTCACCGTAGCAGATTTAATTGCCATTGCTGTATTGCTTGAATATAACTCGATTGAGTTTTCATTTACTTGCTTGACACAGGGTTTGGGTAGAGTCAGCGTAACCAAGCGTGCTGATGGGTCTGCAGCTACCTCTTCGGATGCTGGTCGTACCCCATCGTAATACACCATAGTTGCTTGCCCCTCACCTTGATCTAAGTTTGCCGCCATTGCCTGCAGCATAACCATTTTTACAAAGTGTGACGGTTCTGTCATTTCGGCACCACGTTATCTTGAATGACTGCGTTATATTGATTTTGCGGATGATGAGCTACGATAAAAAACTTGGTTTCTGATAGATGATTAAACTCATAATTCCCACCGCTATCTGTTTGCGCATCAGCGATTAGTCGTCCTGATAATTTTTCAAAGAGTCTAACTCGGCATGGAATAGGAATATTTTTTTCAGACACCTTGCCTTTAATTGATAGCCCCTTGTTGCTTGTTAACACTAAGTCAGCATTAGGACAAAGTGCTGCTACCACCTTAAGACTTAATAACACTAAAGTTCTCCGATTTTTAGAACAACTTGACCTGTGCTAGATTGCGCTGAAACAGTAATAGCAATAAAAAGCTGCCCCTTATTTTCGATGATCTGTAGATTTGTGTAAGGAGATGCTTGATATAGCCAGTACAGATTTTTCAGCATGCCGCGTAGCACATCTTCATTTATATGGACGGAACTAAAAGGCGCAATACTATTCAACCCCACGCTGCCAATATAATTGGTCGCGCCTGAATTAATTGTGCTTGCAACCCCTAAACCCAAACAAGATGCCGCTTTAAACTGAGCTGATTGGCTGTAAGTACGCTGAAGAAGCAAGTAAGCCCCACTATTTGATGTTATCGACATGAATGATGATCTTGTAGTAGTTGCGCTTGCTGCACGATAGTCATAAGCTGCTGAAAGAAAGTTTGCGGCAGAATCACTTTGTAATAGGGAGTCAAAAGCTCCAAACCCATAGGGGCTTTTAATAATATTGCTGATATCCGTTGCAGGTAAAATATAGAAATAATCGGTACTTCCGACTAATATCCAGGTTCTACTGCCACTTACAGGGGTTGTTGTTTCATTAAAAGATGCGTTAGCAGCACTATTTGTAGCGTAATACCACTTTGCCCACCCATTAATGACTGATGTACCCGTTCCTGTTCCCACCCAATTTTTATCAGGGTTTACTGAATCGTATGGCGCTTGCACCCCAAGCATTGTATTGATATCAGTCATATCCTCAACAATGCCCACCTTAGCAAATTTGGCATATGTTGCTGTATAAGCTGGGTCAAGCTCATCCACTACACGGAGATACGGTCGGCTTGGTAATAATGTATTTTTGGAGCGATAGGCAGCCTTACCACCCCCATTGGCATTCGTGCTAGAAAATGGCTTCTCCCATTCCAATGATGGCAATGATGCAGTAATTGAACCTGTAGCTGTTGTTACGCTTGGCGCGCTTGCCAGTTGAAAGGTCACACTCGTCGCATTCGGTACTGTTAAAATACGATGTTCACCGTTATATTCAGCTTGATTCGCACCCATGATTTTAAGCACCTGGTATTGCATCAAGTTATGTGAAGCACTAAATACAGCTGTTACTTTTGTCCCCACTGCTGTCAGTGTAGAAACCAGCCCTAGACTCACCCCATTCACCAAACACGCATCCAAAACACCAATCATTGAACCAAAAGCATTTTGAAGCTGTGGTGCATTGTTATTACTATGTACAAAAAACTTAATGTCTGTGCTTGCAACCATTTTGATTATCCATAAAAAAGACCGCCGAGGCGGTCATATTTGAATTAAAGATTAAGCCACCCGGTCAATGTCACCGCGTAGCATGATTTGGAATGAGTCTGACAGCACTGTTGGCTCTGATTGCTTCACAGTGCGAATCACCCAGACTGGATGATTGGCTGCAATGGTGTTAAAGCGCAGCACATTGCCACTTGCCCAACCATTGCCCCAACCTTCTTTTTTGATTGTGAAGTACGGTGCGCTGGTGACTGGATTGATTGGTGAGCAATCTTCATTCGTCACACCTGTTCCAATTTGCCCAGAATATTCACCAATGATCCGAAACGCTGTGGTACTTGTAAAAACAATCGCCCAACGCTCCTGAATATTGCCCTGATTGGTGACAGCAATCGGATACAGTGTGTCGTTGTAATTGGCTGAGATGGCTGCACCAACCGCCTCATCATTCCAAAGGCTATCCCAAGTCGACTGCACAAACTTTCGAGTGTAGCGCGCTTGCATATCACCAATCACCAGTACGGAACCTACAATAGTATTAGCTGGATCATAATTGTGGGTCAGTGGTTTTGTAAAAGTCACTTGACCATTGATTTTGACATCACGGACTAACCCCATATCTTGATAGCGATACTTAGCTGTCAGTGGTCCCGTGAGATTACCTAAAGTAAAATCACCGTTTAAAGTCACCTTGCCGTAGTCATAGTCCACTGTGTACAGATCAAATGGAATTTTGATGCCATCAACATCCTCAAGTTCGCACCAACTGATCCGCGCATCATATTCCTGCGACTTACTCGCACTCACAATCCCAATCTCACCTGATCGGAAAATCGGGACCCGGCCATCAATTGGTAAACGCACTGCTGACAAACCCAGTAATTCAGCATCAATCGGGATATAGCTATAACCGACTGCACTGTATTTGATGGTTTCAGGCAGGACCATAATAGGCTTATGAATCCACTGCTTACCGTCTTTTGCATACTCAAGTTCAGCTACATACCAATCCTGCGCCATAATTTCAGCACGGTTAGCAGAAGTCACTTCAATCTTTTGCCGAAAAACAAACTGGCCGTAGCCCTGCTCAAAGTTGAAGAATCCATCACAGTCCGCTGTATTGATCGTACCCGAACCATCAGGTGTGATATTCAATATCCCGCCCTCCACCTTTGTTGCCGACAAAGTTAAGGACTGTGCCCGGATCGGGATCATCGGTGCACGGTATGAGACTTGGTTAGTTTGAACATTCTCCAGTTGAGTCACCAAAGTCTCTAAGGTCGGATTGTTCGCCCCACCTACATCCCATGCAGATAGCTCTACGGCTCCACTTCCATAGTGGATCTGACCAGCAACTGTGCCTGCACCCGTAGTGACTGATGGATTACGGTAAAGCGATCCAAGTTTATCAACATAAGTTGAGCTGGCTAATGTAAAGCGAACCGAGCTGGCAAGAATCTGCTCAGCAAAGCCTTCAGTTAAATCCGTTTTTAAGATAGAGCCTATTACCGTATCCGACCAAGTCGCAGCGCTGGAACTGTCTCGATAAGACACGCTCACCGTTACTGCAGTTGCAACTTCATTCAGACTCAGGGTGTAGCTCTCCGTTGTATTTTTATACTTGATTGTTGCTCCAAGCATGCCGGCTGCAATCGCCTCTGCACTGGTGTTGTACTGACCATAATAAGCCTGCACGATCTTCTCACGCTCGATCGTCTCAAGTGTAGTGCTGGGGGTAATATTCATCGTACGTGATGCATAGTTAATGGTGCCTTGTTGCTGACCGTCACCATTAAATAGGCGTCCAGTAGTAGCATCAACTGGCATATCATGCAGTTCAACCTCCCCTGTGTAGCTCATGTACTTCACAGGAACTCGCACTTTTACAGACTTGGGGATCAGGGTTGCTGAGCCATTGTCCAGTTCAACTGTAATTGATCCACCAGAAGGTATTGCTGTGAGACTAACAGCGGACTTGGTACCTTTCTGACCCGAGACATTGAACGTGGTACCGCCATTCGGTAACAAAGTTGGCATCAGCTTCGCTACACCATCCGCATAATCAATGGTGCCTGTGGCATCCCCTGTGAATTGCCCTTGGCCGTTATCGGTTGCAGACTTGGCAACACCGTTTAATAACCAGTCAACGGTTAAGGTCCCTGCCACAATCGAGTCGTTTACAGGGATCTCGATATAGGCTTTATTAATCGTTAATCCTGAACGCTCCTGAGCCGTGATCATATTGCTCCACGTCATCAGAATGGCACTACCGACATCTGCGAGTTCACCTGTCGTGAGTGACATGGTACCGGTTTCATAATCAATACTGCCTGAACCAAATGATGAATCAGAGCCTTTTAACTGCCCTGCACCATTGTCTCGAAGCGTATAGACTTGGTTCTGCACCAAGTAAGACACTTGCAGGCTACCTGGTGATGGCAATGGGACCAAGTTTTGCAACCAAGTGAAGCTAATATTTTCCTGATTCACATGGATAAGTGCTGATTCAACGGGAGCTGTCACCGCAGCCGCTGGCAGAAAGTTAATCGTGAGGTTGGTTGTACCGGTTCCAGCATTGGCATTCCATACAATCGAACCGTTTTGATAGTTAATGGTACCAATGGATGTACCAGCTGTATTTTTAAGCTCCCCGCCTACATCGGTAATGACAGAACCAAACAAAGTAAACTCAACCGATTTCGGCATGATAGACGAGCCGATATATAGACTTGATACAGTGTTAATAACAACATTGCTAAAAGTCTTGCTCAGCACTCCATCTGTAGCTTTCACTAGCGCAACTGAATCACCTGCTGCATTGATATTCACCATTGCGGTTTCTATCTGGGCAGAGGGTACCAACTGCGTATACACATCTTCAGCAATCACCGAATAGTCACCCACTTGAGCAGCTTCTTTTAGATTTGCGCTGGAATAATACTTCCCCGTATCTGCCACAATGGTGTCACGGATAATGGTGGTACTCTTTTCACCGCTAAACCATTGCTTAGCAGACAAGCCGACAAAATCAGCTTTCAATGCATCACTAAGGCCATAGGTGGCAATCTTGTATTCCACTTGTTTGCCATCAATCATCACATAAGCTGTTCGTGTCGTTACCTCGGTAATTCGTAGGTATTGCTCAATTTCTAAGGTTTTACCCTCATTGGAGATCAATACAATCGACTTTCCAATCGACAACTCGGTTTCTTGCGTAGCTAAAGCTACTTGCAGGAGTTTCATCCCTTTCCAATGTGTATCGAGTGGTGTACCAGCAACTTGTGCACCTTTAGCCAAATAGTTTTCAATTCGGTTTTGAGCGCTCGAACGTTCATCCGTCCAGCTGTCTGTACTGAATAACACGGCGGACACATTGGGATCTTGGGCATTCTGCGAGATGAATACCGTCGCACCCATCAATGCATCGGTATCCGCTGTATCGACTGCAGCATAAATCTTTTCTGCAGCATAAATCTTTTGGATAGAAGTACGGCCAGTGGTGCGGTCCATCTCGGAAATATCATTGAACAGGTTATTACTTTCACCGTCGACAATTTCACGGCCTGAGTATTTCCCCCCACCATCATCGGCATCTGTACGAATGCGTTCTGACTCGAGGAGCTTTAAATTATTGGTTTCAATTGTCATCGCTTACCTCAATGAATCGCATGGTGACGTTAAAATAAGTATCAAGTGATGTTGCTGGGGTGCCTTTAACTGTAGAGCTTTCCAGTGCACCGTCTTTATGATTCCAAATCACATTGAACACACGATGGTCATGTGGCCATTCATACTGAAGCGTGAATTGCTCCTGCAGGTTCTGCCATAAACGAAGCGTGTTCAGATCGCGCAGTTTGATCCAACCTTTAGTTTTATTGGCAGGCTGTAATGTGATTGGTCGACCTGCTTGCTTGCGTCCCTCTTGAATAATCAGGGCACCACTGATGGCATATTCTTGGTTCTGTTCAATTGCAGACCAGTTTTCATCAGACCAAAAAAAACCATCCTCAAGTTGGATGGTTTCCGATGTTGTTTTACGAATTACCTTCATTACATACTCCGTTTAAGCATTTCAAATTCACGAAGCATCTCTTCAACACTATCTACGGCTTCAGGCGTACCTTGTAGTTCAGCTGACTTACCTCCAGATTGAATCTCTAGAATTTTCTTTTCAGTTGGCTGCATTGTTTCAATCCCCTCTATATCAAATGAGCTTGCAATAAGTGGAGCATCAGGCACGGCGGAAATTGGCTGAGTTGAATCACTCCCATTTGACAGTAATGAAGCATTACCACCACCTGAACTACGTGTTTGCGACTTCGCATTCATTGCATCAGTACGTGCTTTCATCTTGGCTTTGAAGTCATCCCAATAGTCATTGGTGGCTTGTTGCTCAGCACTGATCTCAGGCTGCTCTTGTGTAGTAGATTGGCTGACTTGGCTCACAGTACGCTGAGTCTCGATTGCTGCTTGCTGGATCTCGCCAAGTTTAGTGATGGTAGCTTTGCCAGTAGAGTCAACCTGAACATCAAGATCAAGCATATAGGCTTGTGTTGTAATCGTGCTATCCGCAATTCCTTTATTGGCCGCAATGGCTTTTTCGGCATATTGCTTGAAAGCTTCTTGCTGCTGGTGAAGTGTGGCTTGACCACTATTCTTCATTTCAGTAAAGGCTTGTTTGTACTGCTCAGCAACACCTTTGATTCCAGATCGAGCCTCATCAGCTTTATTTTTGACATCAATTAGCTGCTGCCCTGCTTGTTGCAACAATCCATCAGCCACTTTACTTCCAAGCACTCCACGCAAGCCTTCAATCTTAAGTTTTAGAGCATCTAATTCTTGCTGATTGGTGGCTGTATTGATTGCATTTGAAATACTCGCATCTAAAGCGCGACCAACATCTACCCCTTTACTCTTCAGCTCATCCATATTATTAGCAACAATGCTCACATCACTGGATGCTTTCTCAAATGCCTTGGTGGATTTACCCTGCAGTTCCTCATAGCTCAATCCAGTACGACGAATAGCCTCATCTAGAATAGCGCCTTGAACCATTGCTGCGCCCTGCACGGAATTGGCATACTGAACATGCAAAGCGCTAGCTTCAGCTTGAAGTTTTTCAATACCAGCCCGCTGTTTTTCGACTTGAGCATCCCAGTCTTTTTGGTTCATGTCTGAATTGGCTTTTTTCCAGTTATCCAATTCAAGCTGCTTAGCCTTAATCTTGGCATTGGTTGCTTCAAGTTGCTTTTCAATATTGACTGGGATAGCTGCCAAACGACCTTGAAACTTAACTAGGTCCTCGTCAGAAAGAATGCCTGTTAGTGCTTTTCTAATCTCTTCAGCGGTAGCCTTGCCTTGAGTCTGGAGTGCTAGTAAAGCAGTGAGTCCATCATTGATACCTGTAGTGGTGCTGAAATTGAAAGATTTTGCAATTTGCCCCAAAACATCTGAAACCTTAGCACCTTCCTTGACAAGTTTTTCGAATTCTACAACTGTTGCTTTAGATACCTCATTAAGACCAAGGGAGGCATTTTTAAGCATTTCAGTGCGTTCAGCATTTTTTGCTTTTGCGGCCGCAACTTGCTCCTGCTTTTTACGTGAGGCTTCTTCTGCTGCAATAAATTCCTTTTCTTGATCTGCTAAAGACTTAGTACCAGTGCTTCTTGATACAGCCCAGTCAATAAAGTCAGAACCTTGTTTTAGAAGCCATTCATCTGTTTTCTTAAGCCCAGCGAGAAAGAACCCCTGCAATACTCCCCTTTAAGCTATTTGCAGCAGTCGATACTCTTCCAATAACCCCCGATGCCGCCACATTCGCAGTATTGCTTGCATTTGTGGCGGCTGTGAGTTGGTTTTTCGCAACAATTGCTACCTGAGTTGCTCTGGTATTCACCAACTGTGCTTGGGTGTTTGTAACAATGGATGCTGTTTCAGTGGCAATTGCAGCTTGTGCAATTTTCACGGCATTTGCTTTTTCTAGAAAGCTTGCTGCAATGCCAAGCGCTTTATAGGCTACGTAAGCCTGAGCCACCGTTGTAAGAGTTGAAACTAAAACATCGAGGTTTTCAGCTACAAATTTGATTGCTTCCGCAACTTTTGTACTGACCCCAGTGGCTGCATCTGCCTCCCCGATATATAAAGTCCAAGCTGTTTTTAGATTTTCAATCGACTGCCCAATAGTGATGGGCATTTTTGAAAATTCTTCATTAAGTGTTTTTGATTGACTTTCTAACGCCTTAACAATAACACTTGATGTGAGCTGACCCGTGTTAGCCATTTCACGCAGCTTACCAATATTTACACCCAAACCATCTGCAAGAGCTCTGGCCAAACGTGGTGCTTGCTCCATAACACTGTTGAATTCTTCGCCACGAAGAACGCCTGACTGTAAAGCTTGGTTAAATTGATAGATTGCCGCTTCGTTTGAAGCTGCTAAACCACCACCTACAATTAATGACTTGTTAACTAAATCGGTTAAGTTTAATGCCCGTTCTTGCGAATATCCAAGCTGATCAGTTGCAGTTTTTACTCGGGTAAATAATTCCGCTGTAGCCGTAAGATTGGATCTTGTTTCAATCGCAATCTTTTTAACACCCTCAAAAGCTTGAGTAAAATTCCCGCTTTTAGATGTAACAAATCGCACTTGTTAGTGCTGTGTATCCGGTTTTTAAACCCTGAATTTCACCACTTGCTTGCTTGGCAAAAGCCTCATTTTTCTGAAGTTCTGCATTCGTTTTACCAAGCTCTGTATCTAGTTTGGCTACTTCTGGAGTAATTAGGCTCAGTTCGGATTTAAAAGCACCAAAAGCTAAATCTGCCTGTTGAACCTCCTTCTCTAAAGCATCAATTTGTTGCTGTGCTTTAACAATACTCTCTGGCGCGGCATTGGTTTTTGAAAATTCTTCAAGTTTAGTTTTTGCTGTAGCTAAGTTTGCTTTAAGAAGATTTAGCGATCGCACAGAGTCGACACCAAACTTCTCAAAACTATCTGAAGTACCCACAACACTTGTACCAGTGCTCTTAATAATTTCGGTTGTTTCATTAAGTGATTTAATTAAAGCTGCTGCGCGTTCACTGGCATTTTTAGGAATGATGTTTCCAATTTCTGAACCAGTGTTTTTGGCGGTATTTGCCACATCCTGTAGCTCACTACCAAGTTCGCCCAACTCACCTTTTACTTGTTCGGCTTTTTTTGGTAAGTCTGTTGGTATTATTTTACCAATCTCTTTTGCGGTTTCAGCGCTTGTTTGCTTTAATCGTTCAGCTTCACTTTCAATGGTTTCAAATAGCTTTTTACTAACATCTTTGGATTGTTTGGCTGCGGCAACAAGACCTTTGCTATCGCCATCCATGATTAATTTGAAAGTTAAATTTTTACCAGACATGGCGACCTCAAATTTCAGGCATTAAAAAACCCACCAATTGGTGGGCTTGAAGTGCTTATTTAAATCATTTTTGGATTATTCGATTCACAACATAAAATCGCTTTCCATTTTTACAATCAACGAATGAGGCAATTTTATCTGGGTAGCTGCTTTTCGTGTTTGAGTGTCCGACATACTCAACCAAATCACATTCAGAGAGCTTCGAGACAAGCTCTGCTGAATCTTGATCGTGTTTTTGAATTTCAGCCAACCCCTGAACACCAACCTGCTTAAATAGCTTCGGGTATAACTCAGGCGTATAGATCTCGATAGCATTCACATCAATTTTAGGATTATTCATTAATTTTACCTTGATAAAAAAGCACCCTAGGGTGCTTTATTTCTAACTACACTTGGACGCCCAGAGACCATCCACAACTTGAGCTGTAAAAATTGAATCCTTAGCATCAGATTCAATAATTACTGATTTATCCTCAGGAAAGTAAATATAGCGTGTAAAGCCCGTGTAACCACCCATTCTATTTTTAGCATTTACCTCGCCACAATTACCTTTCTGATTTCTAAATTTCGCAGAATCGGAATCCAATAAGCTTTCCTTGACTTTCTGTGCAGCGACTTCAATTTGTGCTTTTTGCTTATCTTGCTCAGCTTGTTGTGTGGTCTGATTCTCTTTTATTCGAGCCAATTCATTTTGAGCCTTTAACTCGGCCGCATCCTTTTGAGCCTGAATAACCTCAATCTCTTCTTGCTCTAGTTTCTGCTGATGAGCAATCTCAGCCTGCTTTAAACGCTCGGCATCAGCCTTATTGCTTTGAGACATAAAATAAAAAAGCGCTACAGCAACTATGATGACTGCAATTAATCCGTACTTCATTTCTTACCCTCAACGCCCACTACGAATCGTAGTAACTTTGCCATCTTCAATCACAACAGTGAAAGTTTTGCTGCCATCAACATAGCTAAGTTCACGGACTGAAACGTCTTTACCACCGACGTTTTTAATGTAGTCATAATGCGAAGTTGGTTGACCAGCAGCTGCAACTACTTCGCCATAGCTCTGACCTTTACGAACTTGCTTCCCGTTAATACTTGCCCCTGCCAAATTTGCATTTGCTAATGTAAAAACAGACATCAAAGCAGCTGTAATTAATAATTTTTTCATAAATTTACCCCTCGTTATAATTGGGTAAATCATAACGTGATCAATTTCACATCACAATGTGAAAATTACTGTTCTTTCTCAAGACTCTTAATGAAATCACTGAACTTCTTGTTTTCTTTTACTCGTGCTGTCCGACTAGCGATCGCTAAGTTACGCATCTTTATACGCTCGGCTTTTTGAGCTGCTTTTAGGTAGTGTCGGAATGAACCGTAGTTCATTTGCATGATGCTTTCATGTGTATGGCCATTCGATGCAAGAAGCTGAAATACATCAAACCAGCTGCTCTTTTTACGTGGATCTACATCGTCCCGGTGTTTTGTTTTTGGCTCGGTAAAGAATGCGTCATTTACTTTAATGACAGCATCCAATAACAAGACATTGAGTAAGCCCTCTTTCTTGAATAAATCAATGACTTGTTCAGTGCTGTATTTCAAACAATAGGCAATCAATTGCGTCGATTCAAATGGATGAGCATCAAAGATCTTTTGTGTGGTTCCATCTGGATGATTATTCAAAAATTCTTTAATGACCTGCGCCGCGCCTGACCACTCATCAAAGTTGTGCATCTGTAATTGGTGCACCGATAACTCACCTGCTTTGACAGGTCGATTTGAGGCCGTAAAAAAATCATTCATGATGAAATCTCAAAAAGTACAGGCACAAAAAAAGATGCCTATTGCATCCTATTTAAGTGCCTGTAGTGAGCTTATGTTGCTTTTGGAATTTGGGTGTAATAGCCGTATAAGCCAAGTGCACCATCTTTATCTTTGGTCAGATCACCCAAGGCATCACCGCTGATTTCGTATGAGCCAAATTCTTCATGAATCAGGCCAAAGCTTGCATCAGGCGTCTTCACTGTTCGATGCAGAGCTAAGAACACTTTGTCTTTGCTGATCTTATCAATGCCCTCAAAGAACAATGCATATTCAGCTCCGAAGTCAGATGCGATCGTAGTATGTGTCACGGCGCCAGTGGTATAGCCAATCACAACTTTCGGCAAATCATCAAGAAACTCGATAGTGCCATAAACCGCATCTAGCTTATATTTCGTTGATTCGATGGCAACTGGTGTTGATGCACCGTCAGTCACTGTTGGTACAGTCAAATTAAAACCATCAAGCTTAATCTTCTGTCCTTTGGTGACTGCACCTAAATCGTGGTCAGTTACAGTTTTCGTTGCTACTGTTACATTTTTACCCGACAAGATATATGCCAGGTTATCAGCATCAACCTGATCAAGTGTGCCGCTGAATGAAACTGCAGTAGTGTTGTATAGCACTAAATCGGTCGTATCATCACCTGACATTGACTCGGTATGCTCGATCTTGTCAGCCGTGATTTCCAGCGTAAAGTCTGGAATGTTGCCCAGCTCTCGCATTGCCCCCACAACACCCTCAACAATTGGGGCAAGGGAGAATTTACCGCGTAATGAAATGTACTTCTTAGCCATTCGCAGGCACCTCTTTTGTTTTTGGTTTAGCTTCTACTTTCACATCAGGCTTAATTGCTTCAATCGCACCATCATCTAAAAGCTGTTTAATTTTTTCTTGTGGAAGATCACCCACAATTTGACCTTTCACCCACGGGCCAATCGGCTTTAGGGCTTTGTATTGCGTTTTCATAAGGATCCTTAATCGGGTTCGGTTTGAATGAATAGCTCGGACTCTAGAACCACCGTTGAGTAAACACAGCTTTTTGAAATGTCTTCCTCTGTATTCACGTAAATCAATGGTTCAGCACTAGATTCAGGTTCCCAGCCACTCAATTTTTTGATGATCTTAATGGTTAGATCACCAGCCATATCGAATGCTTTAGAACCATCTGTCACTTGTGATGCGGCATGCTTACAACACGCTGTTACTTCCCATACCACTTTCAGTTTAAGTGCATCACCTTTACTCACCACTCCTGCACTTTTGGTACGGCGGAAATTGACTTGGATGTTGGGGGTGATTTGGGATAGCTCAGTCGTCACACCTAAGTTTTTAGGGGTATAGATTTTCTTTACACCCCATTCATCCTTGAACTGCTCGAGGCGCGCTACTATTTCATCTCGCACGGCATATAGATTTTCATCACTCATCTAGCACAACATCCTCAACAATGTTTAATAAATCCTGTTCGTCATCTACAGTTAAACCCAACCAAGCACGTGCAGGCATTTTTACGGTATAAGCACCAACAGTCACGTCTTGTGCAAAGTTAGATCGTGTTTGGCGAACAAAACGATTACCGACAACACCGGTCTTTTGGTTCTGTCGAAAGTAAACCGTGCTTTGACGAGCTTCATGTTTGATCTCACCACCAAAATGATGGATCGCACCATACTCAACGTCTGTACCAACCTCAAACCCATTACTGATAGTGTTGTAGGTAATTGAGTTCATTAGACGCGATGTATCACGAAGTGTTGTGCCACCTTGGCGCATCACCCTTACGGATAATGGCCACTTGCCATATAAGCCCTCTCCACGAGACCAGCGTTCGCGGATATTCTCCACCAAAGCTGCACCCATGCGCTCATAAAGTCTGGACTGCCGCTCTTCAACGTCAGCATACAAACTTAGAGCTTTTGAAATTGCTGAGTCACCATCGGCACGGATTTCAATTAATGCGCCTGGCATACGTCACCTCACTTAATGCTCGGCATTTTTCCAAGGACATCGTCACCAAAGACACCACCTGTATAAGTCGTGCCTATTGGCGCTGTAGATGGTTTGTTTTTAGGTTGGTCATCCACAATCTGGTTGGTTTCCACATTCTGAATCTGCAAATGTGCTTTATTGGTTGCAATCAGCTTCAAGAAACTGACGGCCTCCTCATAAAGCTTGGTGATATGCTCAAGTGGCTCTTCGGTGTAAAGGCGATAACGTGCGATATCACACGCTATACGTTTTAAGTTTGAGGGTACGCTTGCAAGTGGCAAAGGATAACGGCTACCGATGTAGCCGTTAATTTCTTCCTCTGCATCCTGCAATGCAACTTGCACAACATCAACAGGATCTGCGCCACCTTCACGCCCCAACTTAAGATCATCAATAACCTGTGCACCAAACCGTGTTTTTAAATCAACTTCAGTCGCGTACATAGGTCACCTTACTTATCGGCCGCAGCTTTCTTGGTTTCGGTAGTCGCTTTCTTTAGAGCGGCTTCGGATGTGGCTAGTGATTTTTCCAAACCCTCAACTTTCTTTTGAAGCTCTGCCACTTCTGCATCAGCTTTATCCTTACCCTCAATAAGGATTACCTCATTTGCTTTCAGCTCTGCCACTTCTGCAGTAAGGCTTGCAAGCTGGGCAGCAGTGCCATCAGCCTTAGGTTGTTCTGGAGCCTTTTCTTCTTCAATAGCTCCAGATGCTAAAAGGGCCTGAATACGATCTGCGTCCAAGCCCTTAATTTCGTCACCCGGCATAAACTGCCCGATGGATTGCTTTGCAATGTACTTTGGCATTTATGCCCCCTTATAGAGTAATGAAACCTGTACCACCACAGATACCATTTTTATTGCTCGGTACCACAAGCGGTGAAGATTCAGTTAAAAGCATAATTCCACTTGGATCTTCTTCATACCATTGACGATCGAAGTACTCCAACGCTAAACCATTTGCATGAATGTTTTCAATTTTACACTGGGTCACATAACCGTTCGTGTCGGCAATCAATGCAAAATAATCATGCGGAATGAAGCGCTTAGTCTGGCCTTTATTCTTGTAGGTTGCATCATAAGTCCAGATCTCAATATCCCCCAAGTAACCTTTAAACTTGGCTGAACGTGATGCACTGAGCTCTGGGCGATACGGAACGCTAATACCGGCATAAGGTGCTACAAATTTTGCTTTAAAATCTGCATTTTTTTCTAAGACTGACCACACTTTAGCAGCCGTTAGAATCATCTTAGCTTCGCCACCATTTTCGTCCAGCATACGCTGAGCCATAAGATCAATATCTTCGACAGGTTTTGCACCCGCTTGATCCCATGCAATTGCTGGAGTGAATGCCAGTGATGCACTACGCCCGTAAGAAACAACGTTCTTCGTGTAATCATCTGACTCAAGCACGATCTGACCTGTAATAACCAATTCAGTGGCCATAAGAATCTTACGATTATCAATAGAATCATGATTGCGCTTCATGGTTTCAACTTGAGCAATCATATATTGCTCAGCAGTACTTAACTGATTGTTGCCTGTTGAAATGATACCCGCATCGCGCATACGAGCTAATAATGCGGTATCCCATGCAGTTGCAGGTGTTACCTGATTTTTTGGCTTTAAGTATGCTGGGTTGACATGACTCACTTGAATTGCAGTTGTGCGATCAAATGGTTTACCTGGTACTTGCGGTGCCACCAAAGGCGCAATATCGGATTCAGTCTCAAGCTCAGCGATAGGTACTGTGCTTGTCGTGAACGACTTGCGACGAGGGAAAAGCTTGTCCAAAAGCCATGTATCCATAGGCGCATAATTCGAGTGAATTAAAGCCAATTCATCAACGCCCAATAATTCAAGTGGAGCATCATTAATTACAAAACTTTGTGGCATGGTTTACACCTTCGATAATTCAATGTTGTTTGTTGATGCTTTAGCGCGAGCAGCATCATATTTGTTTGCAGCTAAAAGAGTGCCTGAGATTGAAACAGCCTCAACGCTAAACACCCCACCAATGAAGTACGGGATTTCAGTTCCCTTCGCAGCTGCTGCAGTGGCTTGTTCCGCTGTTAATGTTGCACCGCAAATAACGTCCCAAGTTGATTCGTCTGTGGCATGAGTGAGAACATTTGCCGCAGATACCACCAGCAAATCGCCCTCTTTGTATGCAGTTGCTGTAGTCACCTTCCCGTTTGCACGACGTGTTTTACCCACATCCAAATTAAATGGGCGTGATTGATGTGATGTTGTAATAGTGGTCATGTATTAAACCCCTTTCTTCTGTGCTGCAAATGCCTTAGCCCCTGCAGCGAATTGATGTTCTTGGCCCTGCTGACCGCCCTGTCCACCCTGACCACCTGTAGCTTGGTGACTAAACAAATGATTAAGGTGTGATGGAATTTGTTGCTGTTGTTGACCAGCTGGTGGTTGATTACCTGCTGAGAATTGCGTTAATTGCTGGGACATGAATGCAAAGGTGGTGTCATCCATATTGGTGTAAGAGGTCTTTTCTTCAGCACTAAACCGCTTATTTAAAGATGTCTCAAGCGCTTTGATGTCCCCTTCACGCTTATCAGCTTTGAACTTTTTAAGTTCTTCCTGAGCATCATCACGCTCTTTTTCAGCTTGTTTCTGTGCGGCTTGCGCCTTTTCTAATTCGGTCA